GGTTATTCGCGACCGCAGGTTTTTTTTAGAGACAGTTCGGCACGATTAAGGTAATTTTCTGGTTTATGGCAACACAAAAAGAGTTAGCAGAACACTTAGACTTATCAACAAAAACTATTTCTGAGTTAATTAAAAAGGGTGTTTTACCTGCCAAAAAAGGCAGATCACCCTTGAATATTGACACTTGCAGACTAGCTTATATCAGTTATTTGCGTAAATTGTCGCATTTTCACAAAAAAACAGGTGGTGGTGACATTGCGCAGGAGAAAACAAGACTTACAAAGGCACAAGCAGACAAAGCAGAGCTAGAAGTGTCAGAGTTAGAAGGTAAACTCATACCTGCAACATTAGTGCAAGAAACTTGGCAAGATTTTGTTGCTAATGTGCGGGCAAAACTGCTTGGACTGCCCTCAAAGTTAGCACATCAAGTCATTGCAGCAGAGGATTATGCACAAGCAGAAAAATTACTTAAAAAAGAAGTATATGAAGCATTAAATGAATTAGCAGAAGATGGAATACCAAGATAATATCGCAATAGTATTGCAAAACACAAAAGATCAATTTAAACCACCCCCAGACTTAAAAGTATCAGAGTGGGCCGATAATTTTCGCAAACTATCCCCAGAATCTTCTGCTGAGCCTGGCAGTTGGAATACCAGTAGAGCTCCATACCAAAAAGATATAATGGATTGCTTTAACGATAATCAGATAGAAAAAATAGTCGTAATGACAAGTTCACAAGTTGGCAAAACAGAAATTATTTTAAATGCTATTGGTTATTATATAGATCAAGACCCTTCACCAATCCTAATTGTGCAGCCCACTCTACAAATGGGCCAAGCTTTCTCAAAAGATAGATTGTCGGCAATGATAAGAGACTCAGAACAGTTGCGAGGCAGTGTCAAAGATGCTAGATCAAGAGATAGTGGCAACACGACCATGCACAAGAAGTTTGCGGGTGGTCACTTAACAATTGTTGGTTCAAATTCAGCTTCGGGTCTTGCATCAAGACCAATAAGAGTTTTGCTAATGGACGAAGTAGATAGATATGAGCTTAGTGCGGGCAGCGAGGGGTCACCAATATCTCTTTCGGTTGCCAGAACCAAAAATTTTTGGAATCGCAAGATATTTTTGTGTAGCACCCCAACGATAAAAGGGTTATCTGTTATTGAAGATGCTTTTGAACAATCAGATCAACGCTACTACTATGTGCCATGTCCAGAATGTAATCATCATCAAATTTTGCAGTGGAAAAATGTTGTGTGGCAAGAAGATAAACCAGAGACGGCGGTATATGTTTGCAATGAATGTGGCAGCATTATTGAAGAATCTAAAAAACAATGGTTGCTTAAAAATGGTGAGTGGAGAGCTACTAAGACATCTAATAAAGTTGCAGGGTTTCATATTTCCGAATTATATTCGGTTTGGTCAACTTGGGGTGAAATGGCAAAAAACTTTTTAGAGGCAAAAAAGAATCCAGAAACTTTGAAAACATTTATTAACACAAGTTTGGGTGAAAGTTGGGAAGAACAGGGAGAAGCTTTGGAGTATGACACTTTGCTTGAAAGGCGTTTAAATTATGATTATCAATCAATCCCAGAAGATGTTTTGGTGATTACTTGTGCTGCCGATTTACAGAAAGATCGAATCGAGGTGCAAACGGTAGGTTGGGGTCTTAATTATGAAGCTTGGGTGATAGACTATAAAATCTTTTGGGGCGACCCAAATGCCTTACAAGTTTGGCAAGAGTTTGATAACTATTTGAAAAGCAGGTTTACAACCGAAACAGGAAGGGTCATAGCAATATCTTGTACTTGTGTTGACAGTGGTGGTTTGCATACCAATCAAGTTTATCAATTCACCAAACCCCGACAAGCACGCAGAGTTTTTGCAATCAAAGGAGCTTCGGCACAAGGCAAACCGATTGTGAATAGACCGTCTTATGTGGGAAAAAATAAAGCTGTGCTATATACATTGGGAGTTGATACTGCCAAAGAAGCAATATTCAGCAGACTTGCAAGAGATCAAGAAGATGCAACTTTACACTTTTGTGCTGATTTAGATGAAGAATATTTTCAACAATTAACAGCAGAAAAAAGAATCACTAAATGGGTTCGAGGTCGCAAGCAATTAGTTTGGAAGCAAATCAGAAAGCGTAACGAAGCTTTAGACACTTTAGTCTATAACTTTGGTGCAATTTATATTTTGAATCCTAATTTTGATCAAATTCTTGCAAAAACTACAAAAATAACACACAAAAAATCAAAAAAAGTATCAAATAGGGCAAAAATAAGCAGAAAGCAGGGTAATTTTGCGACAAATTGGAAATAGTTGTTGACAGAACCTAAATGGTTTATATCTTTAGTGTAGGTATATCTTTTTTTAATTTAGAGGTTTTGCTTGACTAACAGATTTGACCGTACAAATTATCCTACTGCTGAACCCAGCTTATTAGTAGCCGGAGATCGCTTTACATGGCGAAGGGACGATCTTGCCAATGATTATCCCGTTGGTACTTTTGCTCTAAGCTATGAGTTTCACAAAGATAGTGGCGGCAGTGGCACTGATAAGAGGTTTACGATCACTGCAATTGAAGCAGACAGCACTTACTATATCGAAGTAAACTCACCAACTACAGCAGACTTTGAAACAGGCGATTATATTTGGGAAGCCTACATAACAAGAACTAGCGACTCACAAAGAATCATGGTTGATTCTGGTAGAACTGAAATCACAACCAATCTTGCAAACACTACAGCTGATTTAAGAAGTCATGCAAAAAAAGTGCTTGATGCTATCGAAGCGGTGATCGAGGGTCGTGCCTCAATCGACCAATCTTCTATGAGCATTGCAGGCCGGTCTTTATCAAGAACTCCGTTAGCAGATTTGCAAGAGTTAAGGGCAAGTTATAAAGCAGAATATTTGCAAGAAATTAAAAAAGCAAGAATTAGAAACAAACAAGGTTCAGGCAACACAATCAAAGTAAGGTTTGGCAGCAATAGAACCATCAATCCTACGGACTATTCATAATGGCTTGGTATGATAGATTTTTGGGTCGAACCCCAAAAAAGAAAAAAACAATATTCAAAAGAAGTTATCAAGGTGCTAATACAGGCAGACTTTTTGCTGACTTTCTTACATCATCGACCAGTGCTGATGCAGAGATAAAAGACAATTTAAGAATACTTAGAGACAGAGCTCGAGAGTTATCCCGCAATGATTCTTTTATCTCCAGATACTTAAATTTAATGGTATCAAATGTCATTGGTCGGGTGGGTGTAAGAGTTAGCTCCAAAGCAAGGAATGAGGACGGAAGCCTTGACATTGGAGCTAACCTACTCATAGAAAGAAGTTGGAAAGAATGGCAAAGGTTAGGTAATTGCACAGCAAACGGCAGACTTTCATTTATTGATTGTCAAAAAATATTTGTCGAAAGTCTGTGCCGTGATGGAGAGGTTTTGGTCAGAAAAATAAAAGACCCAACTTCAGATTTTGGTTTTCGTATTCAGTTTTTAGAAGCAGATCACCTTGACGAGCAGATGAATGATAATTATAAAAACGGCAATAAAATAAAAATGGGTGTCGAAGTCGATGCAAATGATCGACCAGTTGCTTATCACATGTTCAAAAATCATCCCTACGACAATAATTATGCAGCAAGCAGAGAGCATATTAGAGTGCCCGCAGAAGAAATCATTCACGCATATATACCACAAAGAGCTGAACAAACTAGAGGTGTTTCCTTAATTGCAACAGCAATGCCAAATATCAAACAATTTAACGCATATATGGAAGCTGAAATTATTGGTGCCAGAATTGGTGCATCGAAACAAGGTTTCTTTATTTCACCAGACGGGGACTCGTATGTTGGTGACGGTGAAGAAGAAGATACTTTTAATCCTACTATGACTGCTCAGCCGGGCGTTTTTGAACAACTGCCTGCTGGAACCGATTTCAAAGCGTTTGACCCGAATCACCCCAATTCTGCTTTTGAAAGTTTTACGACAACAGTTTTAAGGTCAATCGCT